GATGCTGCATTAAGATCAATGGATGTAGATGCTAAAGCAACAACTATGGATGCTAATATAGTTAAACCGAAAGGTGGAGAAATCTAGTGCCTATCCCTAGAGATAGTAGTGAAGATCATATTTTTAATATAAATTTAAAAGAAAGTGAGATAAGACTTCTGTATAATTCAGTGGTCTTTTATCATGAAAATAGACCTATTTCAGGTGCAAGACCATCTCATCAACAAGAATCAACAGCAGATTTAAATTATATGAAACGTATTTTATTTGCGATGATTATGGAGTCAAATTACAACGCTGCAGATAGTGTATAAATAAAATGGCGACACTATTATTTTACCATGCCTGAAATAACTAATGATTTAATGGATATGATTATTGCTGATGAATCACCAGCAGCAGTAAGTGATAAGATTAAGGATATTCTTTTTGCTAAATCAGCAGAAAAGATTGATGCTACAAAACCTGAAGTAGCAGCACAAACATTTAGTGCAGATGCAGAATCTGAAGCGGAAGTGCAGGATGCTGTTAATGATAATGCTGCTCATATTAGTGGAGAAGTTGCTGCTGAAAAGGCATCGGCTGATCAGTAATTATAAATAAATTTTATAGGACGTAAATGATTCCCAATGAAACTTATTAGAGAAGAAATAGAATCAGTAGAATTTATTACTGAAAGACTAAAAAATGGGAAGCAAAACCTTTATATAGAAGGTATCTTTCTACAAGGAAACATTAAAAACCGTAATGGTAGAATGTATCCTATGGAAACTTTACAGCGTGAAGTTGCCAGATATAACGAATCTAATATTACTTCTGGAAGAGCACTTGGAGAATTAGGTCATCCTGATGGTCCAACTGTAAATCTCGATAGAGTTTCACATAAAATTGTTTCACTAAAAGAAAGTGGTTCTAATTTTATTGGTAGGGCAAAGATTCTAGATACACCAATGGGTTCCATTGCATCTTCATTAATTAAAGAGGGAGTAAAACTCGGTGTTTCATCTCGTGGTATTGGTTCATTAAAACCTACCAAAGAGGGATTTAATGTTGTGGGTGATGACTTTATGTTAGCAACAGCAGCAGATATAGTCGCTGATCCTTCTGCACCCGATGCATTTGTTGAGGGTATTATGGAAGGTAAAGAATGGATCTGGGAAGGAAATACATTCCGTGAGCAAATTGCTAACCAAACTAAAAACAAGATTGAGTCTCTTGCTACCCAAAAAAGACTCGAAGAACATAAATTAAGTCTTTTTAATGAGTTTATTAACTCATTGTAAATACTGGGTTTATAAATAAATATAGATTTTAACTTTTTACAGGAAATCGGAGATTACTCAAATGTCTAGTGGCAACGAATTACAAGAAATGGAAGTAGGCACGAAGCAATCCAAAACTGCTGTAAATGCAAACGCAGCAGCTGGAGATGCATTACCTAAAGCTGGAAGCAACGCTTCCAACGTGTCAACACCAAATAACTCACCGCAGGTGGAAGATTTAGGTGGACCTACTCCAGATAACTACAGTCCAACTAATGACTCTGCAAAGTTGAAGCCAGCAGGTGGAACTTTGAAGCAAGTTAGAGACGTAGTTAATAAGGGTGCGAAGCCAGCAGAGCCAATGAAGGGCATGAAGGAAGAGGAAGAATCCGACGCACCTGTAATAGAAGAGGAAGAGTCTACTACTAATGAAGTAGTTGCAGAAGAACCTGCAGCAACTGAAAAAGTAGTTTCGGAAGAAGAAGCACCTGTTGCTGAAGCACCTGCATACACAGAGATAAGCATCGATGATGATGTTAAAGCTCTTGTAGAAGGTGAAGAACTTTCTGAAGAGTTTAGAGAAAAGGCAAAGACAATTCTTGAAGCAGCAATCAAAGGTAAGGTTGTTGAAATCAAGGAAGTTCTTGATGCTGAGTACGAAGCAAAACTTCTTGAGGAAGTAACCGAAATCAAATCAGCACTTAATGAGCGTGTTGATTCCTACCTAGAATATGTTGCTGACGAGTGGTTCACTGAGAATCAACTTGCAGTAGAGGCGGGTCTTAAGGAAGAATTAACAGAATCCTTTATGACTGGTCTAAAAGGTCTTTTTGAAGAACATTATGTAACTATCCCTGAAGAAAAATATGATGTACTTGAGAGTATGGTAGAAAAACTAGATGAAATGGAAACAAAACTCAACGAGCAAATTGAGAAGAACGTTTCCCTAAACAGCAGACTCGGTGAGTCAGTTGCTAACGGAATCCTCGAATCAGTTTCTGAAGGTCTTGCAGACACTCAGAAAGAGAAGCTCGCCTCACTTTCCGAAAGTGTAGAGTTTGCAAGTGAGCAATCTTATCGTGATAAGTTGGAGACACTTAAGGAATCTTATTTCCCTACAAAGAGTGTATCTCCAAATGCTAAATCCGAGAGTCTATCAGAAGGTGTAGATCATGCTGGTGCTGATGTATCAGGTTCTATGGCTTCATATATGAACACTCTACGTGGTTTAACAAAATAACTGATTTCAAAATTTAAGTAAACCTATTAACTAAAGCAAATGTTCCAATCAGAACAACTGCAGGAAAAGTGGGCTCCTTTACTTGATTACGAGGGCATGGACCCTATTAAGGATAATCATAGAAAGGCCGTTACCGCAGTCCTGTTAGAAAACCAAGAAAAATTTTTAAGAGAGCAAAGTGCATTTGAAAATGGCACTACAATGCTCACCGAGCAACCAACAAACAATACTGGATCAGTAGCTGGAAAGCCTGGTTTCAGTGGTACTGCCGAAGCTGGTGGTCCTGTTGCTGGTTTCGACCCAGTTCTAATCTCATTGATTAGAAGAGCAATGCCTAACTTGGTCGCTTATGACCTTGCTGGTGTTCAACCAATGAGTGGTCCTACTGGACTTATCTTCGCAATGAGATCCAGATATAAGAATATGACTGGAGAGGAGACCTTCTATGATGAGGTTAACTCTGCATTCTCTGGACAGAACAATGCACACGACCTAACTTCTGGATTAAGTAGTGTTGCTACAGGTATGGGTACAACAGGTCAGACAGGAACTAACCCTGCTGTTCTTAACCCATCTGCAACTACTGCAGCTCAGAACAAACTATACAATACTGGTCAAGGTATGCGTACAGACCATGCTGAAAAGCTTGGTAACGGTACTGCTAACGAATTCAACCAGATGGCATTCTCAATCGAGAAAGTCACTGTGACTGCGAAGTCAAGAGCCCTCAAGGCAGAGTACAGTTTAGAACTAGCTCAAGACCTTAAAGCAATTCATGGTCTTAATGCTGAAGCAGAACTTGCTAATATCCTTTCTACTGAAATCCTTGCGGAAATCAACAGAGAAGTTATTAGAACTATCTACAAGACTGCTGAACAAGGTGCTTCACAGAACGTTGCAACTCCAGGAATCTTTGACCTAGACATCGACTCAAACGGTAGATGGTCAGTTGAGAAGTTCAAGGGACTTCTATTCCAGATAGAAAGAGATGCTAACGCTATCGCACAGAGAACTCGTCGTGGAAAGGGTAACATCATCCTTTGTTCTGCTGACGTTGCTTCTGCACTAACAATGGCTGGTGTACTTGACTACACACCTGCTCTTAATGCTAACCTTAACGTTGATGATACTGGCAATACATTTGCTGGAACATTACAAGGTAAGTATAGAGTATACATCGATCCTTATTCTGCTAACCTTGCTTCTGATAACACTGCAAACGGTAATCAGTACTATGTTGTTGGTTATAAGGGTACTTCACCTTATGACGCTGGATTATTCTACTGCCCATACGTTCCACTACAGATGGTTCGTGCGGTTGGAGAGAACACCTTCCAGCCTAAGATCGGATTTAAGACTCGTTACGGATTGGTTGCTAACCCATTCGCAGAAGGTCTTACTGAAGGACTTGGTGCTCTTACTATTAACTCAAACCGTTACTACAGACGTGTTGCTGTTAAGAACCTCATGTAAGCGAGACGCTTATATTCATCAAAAAGACTCCTCTTTGAGGGGTCTTTTTTTTGTGTTATAATAAATATTAAGATGTTAAAGACTTTAATCCCATCAGATGATTCTTTGCTACACAACAAGATAAAGAAGTGTAGTTATAATTTGGATCGATCAAAATTATCATATACCCTTACTGAAAATATGTTTCATAATAGGGGTGTAGGACTTTCTGCTAATCAGATAGGTATAAAAGAAAGAGTATTTGTGATGATGTATGATATGGACACACAAGAAACGATTACTTGTTTTAATCCAAAGATTATAAAAGAATCAAAAGAGATAGTAACTATGGAAGAAGGTTGTCTTTCTTATCCAGAATTATTTTTAGATATACCTAGACCTAGTTCTGTTGTAGTAAAATACGAAGACGAAGGTAAAAATATACATAAAGAAAGACTAATTGGATTTATTGCAAGAATCTTCCAACATGAGTATGATCATATGGAAGGAATTGATTTCACACAAAGGTCTATAAATAGTTAAAAGTTATCGAAGAAAAATGCCTTATCACATTAAAAAACCAGGTGTTTTAGTATCTGGAGATGTATATTGGAAGTCTCCAACTACATGGACTCAAACATATGCTGATAGAACTCAACTAACCAACAAAACCAATGCTGACAATATGGTTAAGCAAACTGGTAAAGAAGGTAAGAATGGTGGGTTCATAGGTGCAACAGTAGTTACTGAATAATGTCCACTAGGAAAAGAAAACCACCTGCTGAAAGACCAGGAACTCCTATTGATAATCGAAACTTTCTCTCACCAGTTGGGTTTAAGTTTGGATTGAAGAGAGCTCCTGGTGTTGCGTTCTTTTGTAATCAAGCAAATATACCATCACTAGATTTAGGAATTGCAGTGCAACCAACATATCTTAAGGATATTGATGTGCCTGGTGATAAGATTGAATTTGGAGATCTTAATTTAAGATTTCTTGTTGATGAAGATCTAGTAAATTATATGGAGTTGCAAAATTGGATTAGAGGTCTTGGTTTTCCAGACAGTCTGAAAGAATTTGATGAATTAGAAAAGGAAAATATTCTTGGTATGAATAAATTTGGACAAGAAGGAGATAATATCTATTCTGATGGAACCCTTCAGATATTAAGTAGCAATTTAGTTCCAAAGTTTCAGGTGGTATTTAATGACATGTTCCCTTATAGTCTTTCAACTGTATCTTTCGATGCAACTGATACAGATATCGAGTACTTTACAGCAGAGGTGAGTTTCAAGTATACTATATACAACCTTACTGATTTAGAAAATAACCTTTTATGAGTGTAACTCTTGAGAAACTTCAAGAGATGTGGGAAAAAGATGCAAAGATCGATAGAGATAATCTACACGAAGAATCATTGAACGTCCCCTCTCTTCATGCAAAATACTTTGAACTTTATAATACCATCTTCCTATTAAGAAAGAAGGCAGAGCAACAAAGAAAGAATATCCGTCATGAACGGTATGAGTATTTTAGTGGGAAAGCAGATCCACAAGTATACGTAGAGAATCCCTTTGGGAAGAAGATACGGGATAAAGATACGATGACCAAGTATTTGGATGCAGATGAGAAATTATCTACTTGTTCATTAAAGATTGACTATTATGATACAATGTTGGTATACTTGGAAAGTATTCTTAAGGTAATACAGAACAGAACATATCAGATTAAGAATGCAATAGAATTTATGAGATTTAATTCGGGGTTAGGGTGATGACGAAAATATGTAAAAACTGTGGAATTGAGAAAGATCTCGATAAATTTAAAACGGTATATAGAAGATATAAAAGAAAAAGAGATGGAGGCACTAGTGTGTATGAAAATAAAAGAAACTGGTGTAGAAAATGCGAACATGAACGGCTAAAGGTGTGGAGAAAAGATAATCCGACTAAAATGAAAGAACATAGTTTAAGAAAAAAATATGGAATCAACATGAATGAATACGGTCAATTACTGAAAGAACAAAATTATGAATGTGCTATTTGTAAAAGTCTAGAACCAAAAGGTAAGGGTGCATTTCATGTAGATCACTGTCATGAAACTGGAAGAGTAAGAGGATTACTCTGTCATAATTGCAATGCAGGAATAGGTTTTTTACAAGATAATCCCACTATTC